TGTCTACTAACTTCTTTTGTGCATACACCCACTTGTAAAAGGTTCTTATATTTAAAAAAGGTTCATCTTTACCAAACCTTACGCCCTGTCTAAAAGCGTCCTGAACTTGATTAAAAGTCATATTGCCGAAACGCTTTTCTTGTATTAAGTCTTCAGCAAATATTTTAGATAGTGAAGCTAAAGTCTGAGCGTCTGACCTGTGCCCTATTTCTACTGCTGTCTTTGCAACAAGGTCTAAGACTTTTTCAGTAAGCTCTTTTAAGTTTTCTTGTTTTAGTGGTTTCATAAATGATTTTTAGCGTCATTCAACATATCATCAATACTCTTGTAATCTCGTGGAATTTTCATTTCAACAGTTACGTGCCTGTAATCATCATCCCATTCATTTATTACTGTGAACTTAAATCCCTTTTTATTACAGAATTCTTTAGCACAAGAAAATATACATTGAAGTGATGTTTTAATTTCTTTTATATTGTTATCTATTTTTTCTATCATAATTTCTTTTTTTAAATTTATAATAATTCTTTTGCTTTTTGCCATTCATTAATTTGAGCGTCTAACTTACTCATTGTTTTTTTATTAGACTTAGGTTTATCCCATTTCTTTTGATTAGCTGCCCAAGTCTTTAGTCTTCTTTTTGTTTCCCAAGTTTTCTGTAATTCAAATTTCATTTTAGATTTAGACTTATTAGGCTCTGTCCAATAATCTATAAATCCATTTAAAACACTTTCTTCATAATCAAAAGTTAAAACCTCAAAAACAAATTTATCACGCCTATTAGATATATTATTGTTATTGTTATTCTTATTGTTATTCTTATTAATAGTTTGCGTTTTTTTAACAACTAGTTTTGTAGTTTCTTCACAACTAGTATTTAAATAACTTAACAACTTGTTTTCAATTATTTTAAAGTGTTGCTTTGCAGGAATACCTACTACTTTAGTTTCTATTATCCCTAAGTCTTTTAAACTCTTAATAGCCTTCCTTTGTTGGTGAGAAGTCAAGCAAGTGTCTTCTTCTATATTCTTAGCAGTATTAAAGAACCAACCATCAGTCATTCCGTTAGCCATAAAGTATTCTTCTTTGCTAATTAGGTCAGCAAGCAGGACTGCACCCTTCAATCCTACCTGCTTCGCTAATTGCTTATTTACTATTAAAAAAGCTGAACTACTTAGTAAATGTTTCATATTACTTCTATTTCGTGTTGATAATTTTGAAGGGCTAACTTACACAATTCTAATTGATTGTAAAAGTCTTTGTAAGAAACTTTAACATCAGTTCCAAATTTGCCTGAAACAATACGAATAGTTGTCTGATGTTTTGAACTATCATGTATTCCATTCTTTCTTAGATGTTCCTGTAAATTATACAAGTCAATGAAAGTTAATTTAGCGTCTTTTATTTCCGTGTAAGCGTTAAACACTTTGTTGAATGTATCACGATATAAAGCAAATGATGAATAGTTAGCTGAGTGCGTTCTCTCATAATGATTAATACTTGTTCTGTTTCTATCTAATACTTTAGCAATAGTTTCTCTATGAGTTTCATCTTCTAACCTTGCAACCATAGCTGCTACCATTCTAGGTACTTGGTATTCTGTCTTTCTAGTTTTTAAAGCTAGAGAGCCTTTAGGCAACCCTACTAAACTTGTAGTAAGGTCGCAAAGGTTTTTAAAGTTATCTTCTGTATTCATCTTAGAAAGGCATATCTTCTTCTCCATTCTGCATCTTGTCTGAAGATTTATTACTCTGATTAGTGAAAAAGTAGCCATCTATATTGTGAAAATATCTTCCGTTATATTCTCTTGAATAAACATTACAAAGAATTGAAACTTCCATTCCTACTTCTAGCTTATTCATTTGCCCTACTTTATCACCAAAAGCACTTACACATATTTCATTATTAAAATCGTTACCTGTGTCAATTACTATTGATTGCTTCTTCCATTCTTTACCTGCTTTAGATACTCCTGTTTCTAACTCAAGTTTTTTTAATACTGTTCCTTTTACTTCCATTTTTTTTATTTATTTAGTTGATTATTTGTTTTATTTAATTTATTCTTTACAAATTCAAGTAGGTTATTCACATCTCCTATTGCATATTCTTCCTCACTTCCCATATGTTTTTCCTCTAAATGTTTTCTCCTGTCTTCTAAAAACCCGTTTAAGTAGTCAATCCTTTCACTTACATCTCTTATTGATGGCTCAAAGTCGTTTGCTTGAATACAATCTGCTATTTGTTCTAATGTTACTTCCATTTTTTTTATTTATTTAATTATTACTTTTTTTAAAATCTTCTGCTTCATCTTCTCCAAATACTCCTCCAAGCTCATAGAACCCTGTAAGTTTCAAAACTCCTCTTGACATAGCTCTCTTCTCCGCCATCTCTAAGACATACCAAGTGTTACAATTTCCATCTTTGTAACCATCACCTTTAAGAGCAGAACCAAATGTTTCTATCACAACTTCTGAATTGGCTGCTCTACATTTAACGGCTGCAAAATTAGCTTCACATTTTATAACATCAAATTGTAAACTAATATCTTCTAAAGCTGCAATCTTTTCAATACCACTTCTTGTGATAATGATGTAGTGTTGATGCTTAAAGACATCATCTTTGGTTAGGTTGTACTTAATGTACTTTTCTTTTAGTGCTTCTGTTTTCATATATTTCTACCTATGTTAATTGGCTAGGATTTTTGCCTGTTAATAATCTCGTTAAAAATACTAAATTAAATTGATTACAATTGGTATTTCGCCATTGTTTTCATAATACTTCTTCCAACTTGGCTTTAGTTCTCTATCCCAACTATCCTGAAGTTGCCAACCGTGTTTCTCTATCATTCGACAAAACTTGTTGTAGATTTGTAATTCAGTTCCTACAACTATTACTGACCTGTTATTGTAGCTTATATCATTATTAAAATGACCTGAAGCCTTATCGTAAGTGTGAACTCCTGTTTGTTGATATTGAGGTTTTAAATACCATTCATCAGCTCTTACTTTAGTATTGTCTAAATCTCTTTCAAAAAGGTTTGAGAACTTTGGTTTGTTGTAATCTACATAAGTAGAGTGTTCTAAATATTCTGCGTCTAGTATTGTCATCTTAGCAGTAGTTTTGAATGTAAAGTAAAGTACCTAAGATTGACGCTCCTATTAAACATAAGTGAGCAACTACATCTAACATCTTATTTATCTTTTTTGCTCTCGCTTTAGTTAAATTTATCTCACTATAATTTTGCGTTTTGTTTTTAATAAAAAAGTTTGTCTTTTCTTTTTCATTTAAGAAGTAAGTAGCTCCTGTGTTTCTGTTTACGATTTTGTAGTTCATTTCTTGATTATTTAATTATTACTATTTTAACACAGCAAAGATATAAAAATAAATAGATACTAACACAATTGTTATCAAAGTTATTAACAATTTAAGTGTTAAGAGTGTTTTTACTAGATAAGCAACTTTAAGTGTTGTCTAGTATATTACCATTAAAAAGATGTGAAAGTGCCTAAAACGGCTAAAGGGGAGTGTTAAATACTAAAGAATAATACTATTACAATTAATAGAAAATAGAATAAACTTAGCTTAGTTGAGTCTTTTAATTGCACTATAAAGGCATTAAAAGGTTAATAGGAGTTTGACCGTTATTTAATATAACTGCACAACCAACAGCAGGACGTTTACCATACTTAGCATACGCCATAGCATACGACTTGTGATTGATACCACAACCGACTTGAGTTCCGTAAACTCTGAACTTCTTTCCTACATAGTGTTCTGTATAACATTGGGTATGTAAATGTCCTTGCACGGTATTCATCATATCAGCCCTACATTTAGTACGAGCAGTACCACCTTCTCCGTGTATATATTGTACTCCATCTGTTTCGTATCGTTCTACAAAGTTCCAATTAGGAGTTTCTAAGACTTCTTTAAAAGATTTAATCCATTTAGAAGGAATTGAGGAGGTTTGAGCTTTACGCATTATAATCCTGTCATGGTTTCCTATGATAACAGTAGCCATAGGGAATGCGTCACGCCATCTACCTATTTTCTTTATAGCTAATTCTAGCTCGTCTAAGCCACCCATTCCATCAGCACTAGCTTCGTGGTAGCTTGAATAGTGATTGTCTATTACATCACCTATAAACACTACCTCTGTGCAATTATAAGTGTAGTATTGGTCTATGCAGAAGTCTAAGTAGCCATCAAGACAGAATGGCTCATGCAAGTCACCGATAACTAGAACATTTCTAGTCTCGGCTTCTCGCATTTTTTCTAATGCCACTATTTCGTGTGGCTTTAATCTGTATCTATTACTTCTTAGCAACGTCTGCTATACCTTGTCCAACAATTAAAGTAAGGATTGCATAGTACAAATCTTTTGCAGTTGTTTCATCAACCCCTAAGTAAGTAACTAAAGCAGGTACAACTACAGAACTAACTGCATACCAAAACTTCTTGCTCTTTACCATCTGTCCGATAAGGTACTTCTCTAAAAACTTTTTCATAACTATTTATTTTTGATTATTAAATTAATATTTTCACCGCCTAAATTAAGTAT